CGCCAAAAGGTTGCTGTCCCGGCCAGTGTCAGCCTGAGACAGAACAGCCGCAGTGTCAGCGCCTTGCTGCGCCATCGCCATTTGCTGCGCCATTTGGTCTTGCTTGGCGCGGTCGGCGCGAATTTTAGCGACGTCCTCGTCGCTGCGAACGATCACAGACGGCGTTCCAATCGCATCTGAATATTCGTCAACCGACTGATCGAGGTCCAGTTTGTCGAGAACGGACGGCGAGCCAGCAGCCAGATTGCCGATAAACCCGGACAGGCGCTCAATCGCGCCAACGCCAACCGCGCGCTGCGCCACCGCCAGAATGGACGTGTATTCGACCTTGAGCGGAACGTCGCGCATTTCGTCGGGCGGCGGCGGTATCAGGCTCGCGCGCGCGCATATGCCGAACGTCCGCTTGACCTCACGGTTCAAGCCTTCGTAGTGCGTCCGCTCCAAGACCGGGCCAAGCTGGATAAGCTTTTCCTCGTGCTTCTCTTCCACTTCGCGCGCTGTCTGCATTCTCCGGTCACTCAGTGTCATAGCCAAAAACAGGTCAACGAAATAGGCGCGGCGAACGCGCTCTGACAAGCGTCCGTCTTCGTTCAGCATTGCCGGAAGCGCAGCCGGATCGACTTTGTAAAGCTCGCTGATTGGACCGGAGCGGCCAGCCTGCATTTGAGCATCGGGGTAATAGCTGACCTTACCCGGCACATGGCTGATTTGCTCATTTTTCATGCCAGCGGGTGCTTGCAGCGACGGCGTTGCCAGCTTGTCAACAATCTGCCCGTTGCGCTTTTCCAGCGTTTGCAGCGAGCGAACCGCGCCAATCGCCAGCGCGCCGCAGCCAAATCCATAAACATCATTCGGCTGCACGTCCCACCTGGGCGCGGAAATCGGGTTTTCATTATAGCCGCCCATCCGCATGATGTTGTTGCCGTCAACGTCCGAACAGCCTTCCGCGTAATAGACGTTCAGCCATGGCATTCCGCGCGGGCCGCGTTCGCCCTTGACCTGCATGAAGTTCGGCTCGCACACATGCGTGATGTCCCATGTGTCATCGTAAGCGCCACGGTCGTAAGACTGGCGCACTTCACGCGGCGCATCGCCGCCGAAAAGTGTCACAAGCTGCAACGTGGTTTTGCGCATATCGCGGTAGAGCGTGTCAACAACGCCGCGCCGGTCAACGGCCATGAAATATTCGCCGGGAGGCGAGCAGTAGCAGTTAATCGCGTCTTCAAAATCTTCGTCGATGATGACCGGACCTTGACCGAAATCGCCCATGTCCCGGTAGGATTGCTGTTTGACGTGGTAGTAATTTGACGCGGCGAAGACCTGATAGAGCCGAGACTGGACGATATCCAGCCATGAGCGCACATTCTTGAATTCGTTCAAGTCTTTGTCCGGCGTGGTGATCTTGAGCCATGGACGCGCCGGACTTGACACACCGGCCAGCATTCCAGCGCCAAGCGTGCGGCTGGCGAACTGGCCTTCCTCGTGCAGCATCTTGAAAACTTCATCCCGCTTGCGAGGCTTGCGGTTATCCGTGCGCAGATATCGCCCGCGCCTCACTTGGAAGTGATCGGAAATTTGCCGGTATTCTTCAAGGTAATAGCTGAATTCGTTCTTGAGCGTGTCATGCCGGGTTTTGAACGTCTTGGAAGGCGTTTGGAAAACCCGGATCATGGGCGCTGGCAGCGAGGCCGAGCGTTTGATTTCATCGGCCATGACGAGCGCCTACTGCCCCAACAGCGTTTTGCCGGTCGTCATCGTCGGCGACGTGGTTGCCGTCCGCGTCGAGTTCGCGCCGGACGCATTGCGGGCGCGGCGCTGCGTGTCGGATCGCGCCTGTTGAACCGTTTGGTCCGCGACAGTCGCGGGGGTCTGGATAGGCTCAGGCTTGGGAATTTTCGGAAAGATGCACATATCGCGGCTCCAAATCAGCGGTCGTAATCCGCGCCTACCACATTCGAGTAAGCTTCGCCAGCCAGAGCGGCGCGGGTTTTTTCAACGTTTCGCGGGCCGACAGGGACGGCAAACGTCAGGCCGAGCGCGTCGGAGCGGTCTGGACTTTCCTTTTTGTCAACATGCGCGCGCATTTCGTCTTTACTTTCGATCTTGATTGCAGTGCCGCGCTTGCCTTCGACCATCTTGTATTCGCGTGTGATGAGCTGGCGCTTGAGGACCGGATCATTTTGCAAACAAGCGCCGTCCTGTTTGATCCAGTCGCGTATTTGACCAAGCATGTAGCTTGCCATGTCGTAATAATCATTGTCCGGCGTGATGGTCGAGCCAAAATGAACCTCATTGACGTTCTGCACATTCCAGTTGCGCAGATTGTCGATGACCGCGCCACCGAACCCGCCGCCGCCGTCAACATTTATAGCATCGGGCAGGAGCCGGTCGGCGAGAGATTTGACGCGATAAGACAGTTGCGTCAGGTCCATATTGCGAAATGTCAGCATTGGCTCAGTGCGCGCGTCTCGGCCACGTCGCACGACAATAGCGCTTTCGTCTGAGCCAAAACGCGCCACGTCAACGCCGATAATCACCGCGTCAATCAGGTTCACAACCGGCTGGCGCAGCGGGTCCATGGCTGCAGTGACCAATGGCGTTGCGACAAATTGCTTGTCAGAGGCGGACGGCGGCTCACCCAAAACGCGGACCTTCACATAATCGCTGTCGAGGCCATAATCCTCAATCCACTTGGCGATTTCAACCTTGTTTGTCATCGCCGCCGTGCGGCTGTCAATCTGTTTGGTGATGAAGCGGTGACGCAGCGTAGTATGGCTGTCATAAAAATACCCGCTTGCTTTCGTGAAGTTCGAGAACAGAAACTGCATCGGCTCACCATCCGTCATGCCGCCGTTCGCCGTTTCGAAAATGGATTTTGGAATGCCGCTTGCCTCATCAAACAGATAGAACGGCGTTGAACTGGAAGCATGAAGGCCCGCAAACGCTTCCGGCTGGTTTTCGCGCCACGCCATCGCATCAACGCGCCAAGTTTCAGGATGTTGACGATGCACCATTTTCATCGCGCCGCGCCCGGACGTGACGCGGAACCAATGTCGCGTCAGGCAGAGCTTTGTCCACTTGGCAATCTCCGCCCAGGTCTTTGTTTCGAGCTGCGGCGACGTGTTTGCCGTCACGATCCCCTTGCAGTGGGGCCGCGTTGACATGATGAAATCGACAATCCAAGCCGAGAGCGCGGACTTGCCTATGCCATGGCCGGAAGCAGTCGAAAAACGGATAGGCTCGACCGGCGCAGTTCCGTCAAACCCGCGCGCCCTGATTTCCTCGCCCCATTCGCGCAGAAAGCTTTCCTGCCACACGTCAGGGCCGAGGAAGTTCAGCAGTTCTCCGCTGCCCCATGGATAGGCGTATTTCACCCATTCAAGCGGATCATCGGCGAGTTCGCCCATGTCCCGCGCAAGTTCGCGGTCCAGCGCTTCGAGGGAGAGAAATTCAGCCATGGCTACAGGATATCGGAGCCGGACAGAATTCGAAACCGGATTATTTCAAGCGCGCCGAGAATTTCGGACACATTAACGCCGGCGCTTGAGGCCGTGCGCGCTTTGCCATTTTGCCGCACAGCCGCGATTGCGATGTTCCTGATTTCGCCGCGCTTGGCTTGCCCTAGAAAATCCGTCAGCAGATCTACGACTTCCATATTCACGTCAGGTTCTACAGCGACGAGCTTCAATTTTTCAACGTTGCTCATGGGCGCAGCTCTATCGCCAGCCGTTCGCCAAGCAGCATTGTGGATACAGGTTCGCAGCGGCGAAGACGGTGAGCGACTAGACGCCGCTCTTGGAGCGTCATTGGAGGAGTAATCGCTTCATGGCGCGGACAGACACACTCGCGCCAGTCATTGACGCGGGCGGGCCTTCCGCAGTCGGAACATGGGATTTGGCGCATGGTGCATCAGTGCTTTGTTTCGTCAGATTGGACCATGTGCCGCTTGTGATGCAGCATCACGGCCTGCAGCGACACGGACCCCATAAAATCGTTCTTGACGTGCTGCACAGGCCCAACGTCATGGGCCGTCAGTATCCGGGCGCGTTCCTGTAAGACATTGATGCGCGCCAAATTGCCAATCGCGGCCTCAATTTCGATTGTCGCCGCCTTCTTGAGCATTTCCGCCGTCAGGTCCGGCTTCTGGCTCGTCTTCGTCGTCGCTGGATTGTTCATTTCGTTTTCTCCGGTCTTGGCGCGCGCGGCGCAGTTCGTCGGAGAGATCAACCGCATCGCGGCTCTCAACGACATCGGTAAACAGTTTCAGATGCTTGCCCATAAGTTCGAGCGCGCCGAGTTTTGGCGCCAGCTTGACCTTGACAG